GATGTAGTGATCTATTACCAACAACAGTATTTTTATAACCTGTTGTAACAGCTTGACCAGCATCTCTACCTATTGCAATATTGTAGCTAGATCCATCGTAATTTTGATTTTGTAAAGCATTTCTACCAATAGCAACGGCATCTGAACCTGTATCTTCTGTAGATAAAGCTAAATATCCTATAGCTACATTAGACCAACCTGTAGTTAGTGCGTCTCCAACAAATGCTCCGATTAAATTATTATATCTACCTGTTGTAACATTTTGACCAGCTTCATGACCAATAGCTACGTTGTACGCATCTTCGCCAGCATTTTGATCTTTTAAAGCACTAGAACCTATAGCTATATTATAACCATGAGTATCTTCCGTTGTTAAAGCATTGTGTCCTATAGCAATATTATTACTACCTGATGACAAAGCGTCGCCAGCTGCAAAACCTAAAACAATGTTTTTTGATCCTGAGTTTATAGAAGTACCAGCGTTATAACCTATAGCAACATTTGCGTCACCACTTGTTAAAGCATCTAACGCGCCTATACCTATACCAGTATTTTCTTCTGCAGATGAAATAGTTCCAGTAGTACTGTGACCGATTAAAAGTGATCCAGTGAAGTTAGTTCCTTCGGATTTAAATCCTAAGGCTGATGTTGTACCACCGTAAAGTTCCGTGAAGTTGTCGTTACAAATGTCAAATGCTTCCCTGAGCGTAGAGCCAGTTCCATCATTAGCACTTGTACCTATGTTTATAGATTGTTTAGCCATGTGTTATGTATTACATTTGGTTAGCATCAGCTGAGAAAAGAGTTGAATCAGCTTTCAGTTCAGTAAAGTCTGCGCGCAAATTAAACGCACTTGTTCTAGTGTCAGCATTAGTTATCTGCTCACTGTATACTATATTTGCCTTTATACCTATTAAAGCCATGTTTTAGTATATTGCCATTATGTCGTCAGCAGTAGTTGCAAATGCAAATACTCTATCAACCTCAATTGGTAAGAAAGAACCAGCTGCTATATTTTGAAATACTATTGGTCTGTGTATTTCATATTTTTCACCGCTAGCCATAATGTCAGAATTACTATTAGCAGCATCTACTAAACTAAGCGTAGTATCACTATCAACAGCTTTTACAAAAGCAACTGTACCATCAGTAGTATTAACTACTAAATCTCTTGCTTGAACTGTACTTGTAAAATTTTGTGTTGAATCAACTAGTTTATTTGTAGTAGCACTTGATGTAGCGCCATTATCTACAACTTTCTTTTGACCAGTAAGATTTACACATATGTTACCAGCTGTACCGATATAAATACCAGCACCGTTCTCAAGATGAGCAACTGTTGTTAATGCGTTTAAATCTTTTGTATTATCTAAATAGTTTATAGCATCACTACCAAGAGTTGTTGCGTCTTTTAAAACTACAGCTCTTCTAACTGTTTGCACGCCTGGTTTTCCTGGTGCTCTATATCTATCTGGACTACCCGTTATATCTCCGTATGCCATTTTTTGTTTGTTTAATTGTTATTATCTTTGTTAACTAAGTTTATTGCTTTTATCATAACCTTGTCAGAATATGATTTACCCTCCATTATTTTATTTCTACGCAGACTAGTTGGTAAATCTTCTTGACCAAGTAATATTCTGTATATCCTACTAATTAGTTGGCTACACTTAAATGATGTTTTATATATTGTATATTTTTGAGTCGTATTGTTTCTTTGACGCCAAACAGTTATCCAGCCATTACGCCTTAAACGTTCCCAACGATTTTTATCCCATGAAAAAGTATAAACTCCGTCTATATAATCTTTTCTTGTAAACAGCTCTATACAATCAAAGTAAATTAGAAGTTCGAGATCAGCATCTTTTAAATCGTATGTTTTACAAGCCCATTTTCGTATAATACGATAGTGCTTAAACAAACCTATGCTTCTAAGATCTTTGGCTTCTAATTTTCTCATAAGACAATAACAACGTCTTGTTGTTTTATTACAAGAAATATATTTTCATCTATTTCTACATTAAAACCAGCATGTTTATCGTAGTATATATTGTCATCAACTTTTACGCCTTGAACTAAACTACCAACGCTTTTTACAACACCTTGTTTGTATCTTATGTCTTCTTTTATTTTATCTGTAAGAATTAAACCACCTTTTGTTTTAGTTGGTTTTTCTTTTATTTCTTGTATAACTAAATAATTACCTATTGCTCTCATTCTTCTCTTTCATTACTAATTACACAATCAGTTGATAATATAGTCGAGGCGACAGATACTGCATTTTTCAATGCGCTTTTAGTTACAAGCAAAGGATCAATAATACCTTCTTTAATCATATTAACTGTTTCACCAGTCACTACATTTATACCTTTACCTTTGTTTTTTTGAGGCGTATATTCTAAACCAGCATTTTTAAGTATTGTTTTATATGGATACTTTATTGCTTCTATAAATATATTAGCACCTTCAGTTTTATTTTTAATGTTATCAGCTGCGTTTAATAAAGCTATACCACCGCCTGGAACTATACCTTCTTTTACTGCAGCTTTTGTAGCGTGTATTGCATCATCAACTCTATCTTTCTTTTCTTTTAATTCTACATCAGAATTAGCACCTACAGATATTACTGCTACGTTACCAGATAGTATTGCTAAACGTTCTTCTAGCTTTTGTGTTTTTAAACTAGGATCACTAGATTTTAATTGTTGCTCAATATCTTGTATTCTAGCTTTAGCAGCTTCTGGTATTTCAGCTATTTTTAAAACAGTTGATTTACTATCAGATATAGCTCTTTCACATTCACCTAGCATATCAGGCGTGATTAAATCTATATCATCACCATATTCTTCATTTATATGTGTTGCACCTGTTACAGCAGCTATATCGTTTAAAAAATCTTTTTTCCAAAAATTAAATCCAGGAGGCGCAATAACATTTGCTTTTATATTACCTTTTATTTTGTTCATTACCAATGCTGTCATTGGTTGTTTTTCTAATTCACCTATAATAAGTATTGATCTATTATTTGTAACAGCATGCTCTAGTACAGTTTGTATTTTTCTAACTGTCGTTATTGGTGAACTAACTATTAATACTAAAGGCTTTTCTAGTGTAACAGTTTGTTTACCTGTATCTGTTACAAAGTTAGCATTAATATAACCTTGATTTATTTGTGAGCCTGATACAACATTTATTTTTGTTTCTTCACCTCCATCAGCATCCATCATTACAGTACCATTTTTACCAACTTTTTTAAAAGCTTCACCTATTATAGCTCCAAGCTCTTCATCGTTGTTAGATGATATAGTAGCTACTTGATCTATCATATCACCTTCAACTGGCACTGATATTTTTTCTAAATATTTAACAGTGTCATCGCAAGCACTTTGTATATCTTGCTTTATATTTCTTAAGCTATCAGTTGTAGCTTTGTTAGACTCTTTTAATAAAGCATGTGCTAGTACTGTAGCTGTTGTTGTACCATCGCCGGCTTCGCTAACTGTTTTTCTAGCTGCTTCTTTAATTAATGTAGCACCTATATTTTCTACAGGTTCTCTTAATATAACAGAATTAGCAACAGTTACACCGTCTTTTGTAATCATGGGTCTACCCATAAAATCTTCTAGTATCACACATTTACCGCTAGCTCCAAGTGTGGAGCTAACAGCAGTTGTGAGTTTGTCTATACCTGCAAAGACTTTTTCTTTAGCATTACTGCCAAATGTTAAAGCCTTCACAATGTCTTGTGGATTTTGCATTTAATTTAATTTAATTTAGTTAATGTTACTTAAAAGTTTTAACAACTTTTGGACCATTAAGAAACTCTACTTTTTTACCGTAGTGATCAACTGATCCGTCAATAGCAGCTTCTGCTCCTTCAACTGTTTCTCTTCTAGTTACATCAATCCAAGTATCTTCTTCCTTAGGATGTTGGTACTCGGTTTGGTAAAAACCATTTGGTAACTGAGTTATTCTCCAGTTTGTTTTGTCAGCTAAATGCTTCCAAACTTCAACGGTTTCTTTGGAAATTTGTGGTTGACTATTCCACGTTTTAGTCGAATAAAAAAATGTCATTGGTTTTGGTTTTAATTAAACATTTGGTTTGTGCCCTTACCCGGGCCGGTTATTTTTCTCCGCAAGGTTTACCTGTAGCAATATTAACCCAGCGTTCTTTTTTAAACCAGTCACGTAGCGTAGCGCCTTTTTTTCTAGCACCTTTTACGTTAGACTTGCTTGATCTTTTATATTTTCCTTGAGCAGCAGCTGTACGCTTAGCGCGTATTACTTTTTGTATCTCAGCTTTACTCATACTTTTATACTTAGCGTATGGTAAACAAACTTTTTTGGTGCCGCCACCTTTTATTTTACTTTTTGGCATTTCCTAATCTTTTGCTTACTTTATTTCTAGCACATACCATTTTTTTAGCATAGCTAGGTCTCTTTTTTCTATTAAAAACTATTTGTTGATTTAAACTGCCAATAATAGCTCGCTTATTACCTTTCCTACTTTTAATCAGCCAACTAGCTAATTTATCACACGATAACTCTTTAAATTTACCCTTTGCATCAGCGTATTTACTATCTTTCCATTCAGGTCTTTTTTCTGCCATGTTTTCTACGTATTGCCATTTTACATCTTTTAGCTATAGCCGCTTGTTGTCTTTTACCAGCAACTTTAGCTCTTTGCTCTACTACAGTTAGTATCTGTATTTTACGAGCAAAAGGTTTATTAACTCTTTTTACTTTAGCACATGTGGCTCTAGCATCTGCAACTGTAGCAAATTTAATCTTGACTGTATCTTTTGGATTTTCGTCAGTATATAATCTTCTACCTGAACCTTTTGGTTTTTTACCTGTTCCTTTTACTGGATCTGCCATGACCACAATTTTGCATATTAATAAACCAGTTAGCAAGCTGAACGTCACGCTTAGTTGCTTCTTTGCGTGACTTTAGCTTTTTAACTTTACTACAAGTAACATCTCCACCGTATAGTTTGTTTATGCGAGCTTTTAAAACTCCTCTATACGCTTTAGCCATTACTTCTTTTTACCTCCTCCAAATTTACTTGGGCCGCCAGCTTTAGTGCATCTTACGCCCCAACCAGAAGCATATGCGCTAGGCCATACTTTAAATTTACGTTTTGCTGCAGCTTTACAAGCTGAACTTATTTTTCCCATTATATTATTTGTTTTCTTTTTAAATAATCAACACCTTCATGATCACCAGTATATACTACTTTTAAAGTATTTTCATCAACAAAATAATATACACATTTTAATTCCCAACCATTATCTGGATTATTAACTTGTGTTACAACTTTATCAGGTGTTACATTAACAACTTTTTCACTAACTACATCTTGTTCTACAAAAGAAAAATTTAAAAATTGATAACCTTCTCTATCATTGTTTAGTATTACAATATAATATTCGCCGACATCCGTGTCGTCATACCATATACCTGTAATATTCTCTTGCGCGTGCATAGCCATGTTAAAAAACATAGCTATAGCTAATAATAATTTATTCATATTTAATTTAATTTAATTTATTTATTTATTTAATCTATTTTTTTTTATTTTTCTTAAAAAACATAGGTTTAACAACACCATATAATGGTTTTGTCATATTAGGTTTATTACCAGATCTTTTAGAGTAAGGAACATTGCTTAAATTTCCGTGATAATCTGGTTTTTCAGAAACAAGATTTGTTGTTAATTGATTGTACATATCAACTGTTGAAGAAAAATCTTTATGAAATTGGCCTCTGTTATGCATATCTCTCATGTTTTCAAACATTCTGTTATCATAGCCTTTTCCTGGCCTTTTCAAATTAAAAGCACTATTAGAAAGTAAAATACTATCATGAGTATCTCTAGGCGGAACAAAACCTTTTTCATTAACTAAAAAATTTATTCTATCTGGGCTAACATTAACAGTGTCTCCCGGTTTAGCATAAGCTTTATTACCAAGTTTTTCATTGTCTCGTCCATATCCTAAATTTACACTTCTTACCCCTGATCTTGTTGATACAGTGTTACCTGGGTCTTCATCACCAGTATCTTTTGGTAATTCATATTTAGGCATATTAGCCGCAAACGCCTCAGCGTTTGAATCAGCTCTAAATGAACCTGGAGTATTATTAGCAGATCCAATAGATCCATCATTACCTGGTTTCATATTAAAAGGACCTTTTTTTGGCATATACAAAGCACCATAATTGTTTTTTGGCATAATTTTAATTTTTAATAGTTATTAATTTTTATTTATTTATTTAATTTATTTTTTTTTATTTTTCTTAAAAAACATAGGTTTAACAACACCATATAATGGTTTTGTCATATTAGGTTTATTACCAGATCTTTTAGAGTATGGTGTAATAATATTTCTAAACCCAGGTGAAGAAAGTGATACTTCGTTTATATTCAATTGATTTCTTCTTTTAAACACTTCAGGAAATTGTCTTTCTATAAGTCTACTATTATAAGCATCTTTTGCTCGTTCAAATGAAGGACCTTCAAATGCGCCGCTTGGTGCTGTTGTATTATAAGCAGTGTTAGAAAGATAAAGACTATCTGAAGGATTTTCTGGTCTTCTAAATCCAGCTTGTACTAGACGATTTATTCTATCTGGGCTAACATTAACAGTATCTCCTGGCTTAACATAAGTTCTATTACCAAGCTTTTCTTGTCTAGTTCCAACTCCTAAATTTATACTTGGTACTCCTGATCTTTTTGATACATTGTCATCTCCATCTTCAGTATTTTTTGGTAATTCATATTTAGGCATACTAGATGCAAACAACATAGCGTTTGAATCAGCTCTAAATGAACCTGGAGTATTATTAGCAGATCCAATAGATCCAGCGTTACCTGGTTTCATATTAAAAGGACCTTCTTTTGGCATATATAAATCTGGTCCGTGACTCATATTAGGTTTATTTGCGTTAGCAATTCCCTCTACTAATTTTCGTTGACCTTTTTTTAATTTTTCAGTGTCAACTATAAGATTAGGTTTTCTTGTACCGTCTTCGTTAAATGGCATAATTTTAATTTTTAATAGTTGTTAGTTTTTGTTTTTACCGTGAGAATATGGAAACATTATATTCATGGCTTTACGTCTACCCTCGCAACCACAAGGTATATTTAAACCATCTGATACAACATCAACCATTTTTTTAATACCAGTTGCAGTTGTAAGTTTATGTATACTATCTCCTAATCCTTTTGATTTCATGTTTATCTTTTGCCACCGTAATACTCTACAGCGTGGCCTTCTTTTATTAATTGTTTATTTATATTAACTTCATCAACAAATAGCTCACCTAAACACCTACCGTATTTACCTACACCATGTGATTGTAATATAAATGTATTGCTACTTAATAGTTCTTTTAATCTATCTTTAGCAGCTAATCCTTTTTTCTTTTCTTCTAAATCTCTTGTTCTAGACTCGGGTGCATTTAAACCCATCATACGTATACGTACTTTTTTCCATGTGTCAAATCCTAGATCTACTAAAGCATCAACGGTGTCACCATCAACAACTCTAGTTACTTTTGCATTATACTTATACATAATTATTTGTGTCTACTACAGCACCATCTTTTTCTAGCAGCTCTACCTCTTTCTCCAGTCCAGCTTTTTGATCTGCTGCAAAATGATTTTTGTCTTTTATAAGCTTTAGTACCTGGTTTTACTTTACAACTAGTAACTGCAGTTTTTAATTTACTACCAGGATTTTTTCGTCTATATTCACGAACACCTTTTTTAGTCATACCTGCACCTTCTTTTACAGTACGAAAGTTACGACCTCTACCTGTAGTAGTACGTCTTGGCTCGTTACTTGTTGGCATTTTTAGGTTTTTTATGTCCACATCCTTTTTTCATAAGTGCTTTATGTTTTTTAAAAGATGTAACATTGTGGATAGAACCGTCTTTGCAATACATTTTATGTGCTTTCATTTTTTATATTTTTTAATTGAAGCTTCCCATGGAAGTGTTCTGTCTCTTGTGTCTATCTTACTATTAGGTATTACAAAAAATTGCATAGGTTTAGGCCTATAATAATAATTATTCATATCAAAATGTAATACACCTGTTCGTATTTGCTTTAAATGTTGTCTTTCGTGATGTACAGTTTGATCTTTCTGTTTTTTAGTAAGATTTTTATTTACATCTATTTTACCATTAATATCTATTTGTCCCCAAACATTTTTTGGCATTTCTTTTTCTACTACTATAGAGCCTTGTATAGAGTGCTTTTCGTTAAATTTAAATAGCTCAGCTATTGATTTCATTTTAAAAGCCATATCTTAATTATGAAAATGGAGTTGCAGGTGAACCAGTACATAGAAGTGTACCTTCAACATGCCATTTGTCAGCTGCAATGTTTGTTACTGTAACTTTACTACCAGCTCTACCAGTAGTTGTTCCGTTAAATGTTATTTGATGAAACTCATCTGCTACTTGACTTGCAAAAGAAGCATTAGCGTCAGAAGAATCTGTGTCTACTGTCATAACTGATCCAATTAAATCTTCGTTTGTAGAATCAGCACATTGTATTCTTTTAGTTCCAGCAGTATCGTCTAGTACTATAAAATGGAAATAAACACCTGTTAAATCACCGCCACCAGAATCTGGTAAAGTAAATGTAGCAGCCGCATCGTTAAATACAAATGTTTCACCTGAGTCATTTGCTGTCAAAGTAGTATCAGCTGTAGTAGCTGTAACAGGAGTTCTAAGACCAAATACACGTGCTTTTGTAGTCGAAGCACTACCAATTACTGTACTAGCACTTCCTTCACCAACAGCTCCAGAACCTATTACAATAGATAAATCATCACCAGCCGCAGCAACATCTGCTTGTCTACCAATAACAGTATTATTTGCACCTGTCGTTGTAGTATCACCAGCTGATGTACCTATAAAAGTGTTTCTATTTCCTGTTGTTAAAGCCATACCTGATTGGTAGCCAACAGAAGTATTTTCCATATCAGAAGCTCCAGATGGATTTTGTGCATATAAAGCTTTATAACCTATCGCAACTGAAGCACTACCAGTATCATCTGAAAATAAAGCATCACCACCAACAGAAACATTTTTAACACCTGTAGTACAACCAACTGAAGCTTGATAACCTACAGCCACGTTATACATATCTACATTACCTGAAGGATCCATGTTACCTAAAGCACCTTCACCTATTGCGACATTATTATCACCGTCGACGTTTGCATCCATTGCTTTTATTCCAATAGCTGTGTTACCAGTACCTGTTTCATTAGCTGCTAAAGCATTATTACCTACAGCCGTGTTTTGTCCAGTTGTATTAGCTAAACCTGCTTGATAACCTATGTAAGTATTTGCACCAGATGAAGTTGTCGCAGAGCCGGCATTATAACCAATTGCTACGTTTTCAGCTGAAGCAGCAGAAGTTAAAGCACCATGACCAACAGCTACATTGTAACTTTGTGTAGTTGCAGTTGCTAAAGAAGAAGTACCAATTGCTACGTTTCTTTCACCTTCTGTTAAAGCTCCACCAGCATCATAACCTAATATAGTATTACTACCACCAGTTGTTATTTTATTACCTGCTAAACCTCCAACAATAGTATTATATATACCACTGCTTATATCATGACCAGCTTCGTATCCTACAGCTACGTTATAAGCTGAACCATCGTAGTTTAAAGCATTTAAAGCTTCCCAACCAATTGCCACGTTTTTATCACCTGTATCTTCACTTGACAATGCATTGTAACCTAACACTGTGTTTGAATCACCAGTCGTAAGCGCATCACCAGATTTAGAACCTACTATAGTATTATGTGGTCCAGTAGTTATAGACTTACCAGCTTCGTATCCTACGGCTACGTTATAAGTGTCATCTGCGTTTTGTGCATTTAAAGCAAAGTAACCAACAGCTACATTATAACTACCACTGTCTTCAGTTGATAAAGAGTTGATACCTATTGCAACGTTTCTATCACCTGTTGTAATTGTATCACCAGCATTTTGCCCTATCATAACATTAAAACTACCATCAACTAAACTGTATCCAGCTAAATATCCCATAGCTATATTAGCAGAACCACCTGTTTGAGATTCTAAGGCTTGTTTTCCTATAGCTATATTGCTACTACTTGTTTGGTTTGATTTTAAAGCCTTATAACCTATAGCTATATTATAATTAGAAGTTGTTATTTCTTTACCAGCATCATTACCTATAGCAATATTTTCATCACCACTTGTTATATCTTCTAAAGCAGTAGTACCTATACCTATATTATTTTCAGCACCGCTAATACTACCAGGTATATTACCTATAACTAAAGATGTTGAGCTTATTACTACGTTCTATTCTCC